GGACAGCGGAGCCAGGACCAGGGCAGCGGCGAGCGACATCGAAGGCGAGCGACATCGAAGGCGAGCGACATCGAAGGCGAGCGACATCGAAGGCTCAATCAGGCTCAATCAGGCTCAATCAGGCTCAATCAGGCTCAATCAGGCTCAATCAGGCTCAATCAGGCTCAATCAGGCTCAATCACCCAAAATCGACCGCCCAGGATGCTTCCAGACGCACGAAGAGCACCTGACATGGGTTGCGGTGCCCGACAAAACTACAGGCGCTGGCGGGCGTCATGGCGCATGGGCCAAGCGCCACGGGCCCCGCTGTGAGTTTCATGCGCCACGGGGAAGGCGGCCCCCTGAGTGATTCACTATGACAAACGCTGGCGAAAAAAAGGGCCCGCCGGTATGGCGGGCCCTGGTTGCAAGAATGCGAACGGCTAGGACGCTACCTTCACCCAGCCAAACGCCTCATGATCGTACGGTCGATACAGCCCGGAAAACTTCAGCGCAGCAAGGTGACCGGCGAATGCACGCGGGCGCATGTCATCCGGCCTAGCATTATCCAGGTAGACCAAACCCCAGGTATCGCCGTTAGCGTCAATTTCCTCAGATTCGGCGCTTCGACGCAGCGCGGCCAACAATTCCATAGATTTCATATGGGAATCCCCCAAGAGGCGGGCCCGCCGTAATGGCGGGCCCTGGTTACAAGAGTGCGGACAGCTAGGCTGCAAGAATCTCCCGCGCCACGGTGGCGGCGCGAGCCTTTACCGCAGCGCCATTACCCTCCCCGAGCTTATTGCTTGCGAGCGCAAATTCCGCGCCGCGATTCTGAGCGGGGCGATGATCACATAGCCACGTTACCGTATTAAAGGCCCCCCATAGGGTCGATTGCGCGCTCGCCATATCGTGGCCGGGGTTTATCGCGCTGGCGTCAATAGCAATGTCAGCCGCGACGATCGACGCATCAGACGCGGACCCGCGCCGAGCCCTGTCTATAGCTTCATCGACTATGCGCGCCGCGTCCGGGGCGGCCTTACCTTCCGCAATAAAATCGTGCCCGGTGGCGAATGCCATGGCTCGGCGGACGCCGACGCTTCGGACAACGCGCCCGCTACCGTCAGTCTTTTCCTTGCCGCCGATGACATTCTGGAAATATTCCAGGCGCTCGGCATCGGTAATGACGCGCTCCGCCATGGCCTGCGCCAGCTTAGCGAACGCCGCGAAATTCTCCGCCCCCGCACCTATCGCCGCGACGACATTGCCAGCGTCAAACGGGATGCGATGCGTAAAGCTAGCCGAATTAGACGCGGACGCAACCGCCATGGATAACGTGTTATTGCAGACAACGCGGACGGGCGTAGAAATAATTTTGGCCGCAACGCGCCCGCTGTGGTCGAAAGTGATAACAAGCGTATCGGTCACGAAATCGCCACCCGGAAGCTCCGCAAGGCGTGACTCCGCGACGACCTGGAACCAACCACGGGCACCCCCAAACAGCGCTCCCGCCGTATCGAAGCGAAAGCCATGCTCACGGCAAATAAGCTCCGCAAGTTCCAGGGCTCCACTAGTCTGGAACGGCAGATATTGACCGGCGACGTACGGCCCCATAATCGCATCATTGTCGGTGCGGGCTATGTGGAACGAGCTATCGATCACCGTACCATCCGCACGGCAATTTGGCCGCAACTCAACGTCATAGGCCAAGCCCGCCATGGTGCGCCATTGCTCGACCGGCGCACCCGCCGCGATAAGATTGCCCAAGCCATGCCATGGCAGCGGACCGCCTTCCCGATAGCAGATTGTGGGAAGCATCGCGCCGTTGTGTTCAAAAGTTCCAATTTCATGCGACATTTTAGACTCCAAAATAACGCGGCAAGATTACCGCCTGGGAATAGTCTCATATCCAGGCATGCGGAGCAAGCGCAGTTTTTAAAAATGCAATGGGCCCGCCGGACTCCCGTCCGGCGGGCCCGGCGGGCAACCGGCAAGGCGGGAGTCACGCCCTACCGATATCCCCTACAATATGATGGCGGAGAATCCGGCGCGGCGGTAAGGACTTGGCGAAGCGTTGCACCTTGTCGGCGTCGGATTCGTCCGGTTGCGTTGCCTGCGACAGCCGTCGCCAGTGCAGCGCCACATTACCGCCAGAGCCATAGCAACCGCCGGGCGTCTCACTATCGCCCGCCTTGCGCCTCGACGCGCCATGGGCGGTGAATACGATTCCATAATCGCGCTCCGGCCTAGCACATAACGGAGTCCCGCCGCCACAACCGGCACAGCCGACGCCGGACAACTCATCCGGACACCGCACCATCTTGACGCCGTGCGCCGTCGTTACCTTGTGACTCGGTTTATCGTCCCAATATGACTCGGGAACGACCACAACGGACGCAACGCCGCGCCGTATGTAATGCGCGGCCTGCTTTAAGGAGTCCGCGCTGAAATTAAAAACGGCGAGTCCAGGCTTATTTTTTTTGGCCCAAGTCTCAGGTAGAAAATGCGTAAATAAAAACGCGACTCCTTTATGTGGTACGGCGCGACGCACAGCGGACTCGTAATCCCTATCTATTTCCGTGGTGGAAGTTGACTCAGGCTTGAGCGGACAGCTATCAGGACACGTGGTCCACATACTCCCAAATCCAGAGCGATAGGTGACGGCGAGTCCGGCTGTTTTCTTGGCAACGCTATTTTCGACAGTGTTGAGCATTAGGTTGACTCCTCATATGAACACTGGAGTCAACGGTATGAAATTAATCCCATACAGTCAAACAAAAAAATAGCCCGCCAACGTGGCGGGCTAGTTAGGGGGGGGGAAGTCAACCAATCAGCTACGGAGATTCAGATACCACGTCAACTGTGCGAGTGGCAACGGGAACCTCGCGGACCTCCACTTCACCTGCCGAGCGGCACTCTGGGCACTGAATGACCTCCGAAGTCTCACGCCGGAGGTAGCCGTTGCCGAAACACGTCGGACAAATCATTAGTCGGCCTCCAGCCAACGCGCCAGCCTCTCGATCACGCGACGAAGCCACTCCTCAAAAAAATCCATCAACGGACTCCTCTATACGTTAAATAGGACTTATCCTATAAACCTACCCCGTGGGACTCGTCAACTGAAAAAACGCTTCCCAGTCGTACGGTTCCTGCAAAACAGCCAGAGGCGATACGGCTGCAAGACCGTCCATACGCAAATCAACAGCAGTGGAGCCAGCAAAAACACTAATGTCCAGAGAAGAATCGCGCACAACAATAAAACAATTTGCGCGGGAATGGCGACTAAGCCACGCAACCTGATGGGGTGAGAGATCGACCTTACCAATTCGGCCCTTTGTGACTTTAAGTTCGAGGAAACTAAACGCACCGTTTTCTGCACACAGTAAGACGTCGGGGACTCCAGGGATTGCCCAGCTTTCGAGTCTGGTCGTTTCAATTTTCCGGCCCGTCGTCTTTAGGCCGTCGCTTATCAGACGCCACAGTCCCGCTTCCCGATTCTTTAGCGCCACCCTCGGAATCTTGTTCTTCGACTTCTGTGGGCGTGACGTCGATAGTTTTTTCAAAGCCTTCTCGAATCCGGGCGAGCTCAATTTCCACCTGCTCTCTACTCATTTGGTCAATGGACCCTGTCCTAATTTCAGATTTGCTCACATATATATCGCCCTGAGCTTGGCCCCGCCTGTACTCGGCCTGTACCGCCGCCGAGAATGCGCCGTTATCGAGCGCCAGATCACGAATCTTTTGCAAGTCACGGACATGACGCTTGTAGCCAACCTTGTACTGCTCATCGAGTTCGTCCCGGTAGCGCGTAATTTCCGCAACCACATGCGGGCAATGGCGGGGACTGGTAAGTTCAAAGGCGCGAGTGTGGGCCGATGCGGCAGGGTAGCCCGCTCGAATCGCGGCCTCCCTCAGCGTAATAAGCCCATCGTTGCTTACGAGTTCTTTAACAAACTTTTCCTGACGCCGCGTCAGCTTCCTGGTCGGCCCACGAATATCGGAGTTTTTCCGGGGAATCCTTACCGGAAGCTTTGATTTTGCCAAAATGCCCTCCAAAAGGCTCTTCTTCCTTTGATATCAACGCTGTCCCGCCACTGTCCCACCGGCTCGCTTTAAGAAACACCTGTAAACTGACGCGGAAAAGCCCTATATCAGTTAGTCTAAGTTAAAATACCACGGGCCGGGCCGTAAACGAACTAATCCTAACCGGTATAGCGTCCCGTGAGCAACATATGGGGGGATCGCCTGCGGGACAAGAAAAGCCTAAAAATCCTATATAGGATGTGGGTTATTGGAACCGTCCCGCCTGTCCCACCAATCCCACCATGAATTGTAGATTTTTTTTTTTTTTGAATTTACAGAATCCGTTCTATAGTGGGACGCCGGGACGGCGGTTCGTCTGGCTGCTTGGAAGAACCGTGGGCCGTGGTTGTTGTCTAGTCTCGTTGTCGAAAGATGTGTCGTCGGTTAGCCAATTCTTGCTTGTGTCGTCGGTTAGCCAATTCTTGCTTGGCTGATTTTAGTTTCTGCTCTTCGGTCGGTGTGTCGGTGCCGGAATGCTCAAAAGCATCGACCATCATTTGTAGCTCCCAGTTCGTGCGCCACCGGAAATCATAGTAGGTGGTCATGTCACTCTCCCCCGTCACGGACGGGCTGTATTCTGCCCTCCTCGATGTTTTCGATGACTCCACCGGCGCTGCACGACTTCAAGAAGGCCCGAGCAGCGGCACAAATGGGCGCAGACTCTGGCACGAAGCCCGTGTTGTCTGCGTAGGATTTTGCGCGGCTACGGATGTCACTCCAAGCGTCTCGCTCGGTTTCGAGGTCAAGCCAGTAGTGCCGCGACGTTGTTTTGACAATCGTCGGTGTCTCCGTTTCGCACTCTTCGCAATCGTCGTAAAATCGTTTTGGAATACGTACTGCTAAAGTCATGGTAGTTCTCCCTCTTCCGGTTAGGTTTTGCCATGAGTTGACTCCCATAACAGGTTGGAGGCCCACGGATCATCCAAACAACCAACTGTTCACGATGTCAAAGAACGGTGGCGCGGTTCCCGGCGGGGGTTAGAGAGGTGGCCTCTAGTCCACTTCGCCCTGCTCGGCGGCCTCTTTCATTATAAGAATTTTCCCATATAATTGTGGCGAAATTGTGGCGAAAATAAGGTCATTTTGTGGCAAACGCCATTTTT